TACTTCATCCAGGCCACGAAGTGTTTCTGTCGCTGTTTGCGACAGGTTCCCGGTTGACAACCTCGGCTGTCAGGAACCGTTCAGGTTCCGTGCGTGAAACTGGGTGCCGCGCCGGGCCGCGGGTTCCCTCCGAGGATACGCGGCCCGGCACGTCAGGTTGGGAGGCCCAGGCCGCGTCCCCCCCAGTCCCACAGCGATTCCCTCTCACAAGTCACCCTTCAGTTGCCGCCGCCGCATAGCGGTCCGGCTGGTGGTTCGGAGGAAACCAGCCGCACTACTACCCGCCGTTCCCGACGCTCGCAAGAGCGACGTTCGCTGTTTGCGGGTTTTATCGAAGGGTGTGCGGTTTTCCGCACGCTGCTGCGGCAGTAGTGTTCGGGCTGGAAAGGTGCGCGACGATGTGGCTCAGAGAGATCTGAGGAAGGTCCGCTCGGCTGCCCGGGCGGTCGAGAAGGCGCGGGTGAGGCTGCGTGACGCGGTCCACGCCGCGAACAAGTCGGGTGAGTCGCCACGCGACATCGCGCCGTGGGCTGGTCTGTCACCGACACGGGTGCAGGAGCTGCTGCAGGAGGCCCGCCGGCTCGAGCGTGAAGGGCCGGCCGGACCGCACTCGGACGCGCGGTCGGCCGACCAGGGTGGAACATAACCCGGCCGGGTCAGCCAGGCACGAACGCTGCGATTGCCGCCCGGAGTCTGTCCTCCGTCGCGACGGTCGGCGGACATTCGCCACACTCGGAATGCGCCCGAGCCTCGTCGAGCTCGGCGAGGAGCTCGCACACAGCCCCGACGAGCTCCTCCAACATCTGATCACTGGTCACGACGCGGACGCTAGCGGACTGGACCCGGTGGAACATAACCACCCATACCGGTCATGTGTGCGGCCGTGTGGGGGTGTTACGGTGCACGGCACTCGGACGAAAGGAATCCTGTGAAGTTGTTCCCCGATCACCGTGACTCGGACGGGGCGTTGAGGTCGATCTACGGTGTCCCGACCAAGTGGATCGCGGTCGCGATGATCGCGCTGCTCGTGGGATACCGGCTGTTCGCCGGCCCGATCTTCTAGCGCCGCATCGCCCAGACCAATACGACGAGCAGCGCCAGCGCGAGCACGAGCAGCGTGGTCGTCACGCGCCGTCGTGCTTCGGCGCGGTCTTGCTCTTGGCGTCGTCGAGTCGCTGCTTGGCGTAGACGCCGCCGGCGGTGATGAACGCGACGAGGAACGCGCCGAGGTACTCGACCCAGGCGTCCGGGTTGAGCACGTCGAAGATGCCGACGGCGAGGAGGTAGCCGAAGAAAGCGGCGACGGCCGACCACAACGCGATCTCGTGGCCGTTCATCCCGTCCAGTCCGCCTTCCACGTCCTGTTGTCGACGTGCACGAACCCGGATCGGTCGTACCGGCCGACGCCGCCCCGGCCGCCCGCGTCTTTCGTCCTGATCGCCTTGGCGTACGCGGACCACTGAGCCGGTGTCCCCGTCGCGAACCTCATGTCGGCGGCGACGGCCTCGATCGACTGCTCGTAGATGTGTTGGCTGAACCGGGCGCCGCCGATGGCCTGGTTGTACAGCTCGTGCCGGTAGCCGGACAGGACATAGGCGACGCCGAACTTTTCGCGCATCGGCTCGAGGTACGTCTGGCACAGCGCGACCATCGCCGGCCGCGCCTTCGTCGGCGGCGCGGAGCCGTCGTGGCAGTAGAACTCGGACGCCTTGAAGTTCTCCGTGAGGAGGTTGTTGGCGCCTTTAGCCCAGAACGTGCGGCGCGTGCGTTGCAGGGCGTCCCAGCCCTGGGCGCCTTGCAGGGGTACTGAGATGCTCGGCATCAGCTGATGATGATCTGCGGTATGAACGTGGCGCCGCCGCCGCCGCCGGCGGGCCGGACGGCGAACTCGAACACGCGGGCGTTGCCGCCGTTCGCGCGGGTGGTCGTGCCGGACGACACGGCACCCGCCGGTGTTTTCGTGAAGTCGCACCAGATGAACTCCACTGCGTGGAGGGCCGACTGCGACTGCTTCGTCGCGCCGTTTGGCGGGCTCGACCACGTCCCGCTCGTCGTATCAACGCCGAGGTAGACGACGAGGGCGTTGTCGGTGACGGTCGTCAACGCCGCGTTCGACGCGGTCGTCCCCGTCGTGACCGAGCCCCACCCCTGCGACACGTCGATCGGCGTGGTCTGGTCGATCGTTCCCTGCACCGCGAACATCTGCCCCTGCGGCAGCGACGACACCGACTGCACAACAGACACGTTCGGCTCCGAGCTGGAGGTTGCAAGCTTCCACCAGACGTAGGTGCGGAAGTTGCCGCCCGCCCACGCCCCGGAGTCGCCTGACGCGGACGCGAACAGCGTCCACCCGGACGGTGTCGTCATCGTCGCCGGGCTCCCCGCGAACGCGTTCCCGAACAGGATCAGCAGATCCCCGGTCTGGTGCCCTGCCGGCGGCGGAACCGAGATGGTCGTCCCTGACCCGTTCTGCTGCGTCCCTGCGGCTCTGAACGTTGGGTTCGCCATGTCAGGGGAGCGTGAACGTGAGGATCACGCCCAGCCCTTTCGCGCCGGTGCCTGCCACGTCGACGTCGACGGCGATCAGGTCGCCGGTCGCAACATCGTCGTTCCCCGTGTCGATCACCGGCGCCGCCGCCGCCGTGTAGGAAGTGAACTCCGACGCGTCGATCGTGATCTTCGTCGTCAGCATGTCGGCGGTCTGGGTGATGTTCCGGATCTGCACCGTCGGCAGCCCCGAGCTCGACACGGTCGTCACGAACGCGTGAGCGGCGGTGAGGTCGCAGCCGCCCAGGCTGGCGGGGATGCAGAAGATCACCTTCCCGTCGCCGGTCGTGAGGACGGTCGCGTCGTCGATCACCTTCACCTGAAGGTCTTTCGTCAGCTGCCACTTCAGCCCCGTCGACTGGCTGCTGTCGGCGGTGAGCACCTTCGTGTTCGCGCCGGCTGCAAGCTTCGACGCCGCGTCCGCCCCGGTCGAGGCCACAAGGTCGCCCTTGGTGTCCCAGATGGTGTCGGTGGCGATGTACGCGCCGGCCGGGGCGGCCGCCCACTTCACGCCGGCGGTCTGGCCGCTGTCAGCGACGAGCAGCTGGTTGTTCGACCCGACCGCGAGCCGGGCGACGGTGTCGGCTGCGGTGCCGGCGATCAGGTCGCCCTTCGCGTCGATCAATGTCACCGGGACGCCGGCGTTCGTGTACACCGACCAGGTGGAGGCGCCGTCGGACTGGTAGACGACGCCGGTGTCGGTCGCGGAGTAGAGGCTGCCGGCCGGGACCGCGCTCGCGGCGGGGCGGCTGGCGAACACACCGGCTGTCAGGTGGTCTGCGAAACGGCTGGTCGCCACTGGGCCTCCTTAGAACGGGACGAGGGTCGGGATCAGGCTGTGGCCGGCGTCGAACACCAGGACGTCGTCCCCGGAGACGGTGGTGGTGAGCGGCATCCAGGAGGCGGTGTCATCCGGCGAAGCGCCGCCGGTGCCGGCGGCGGCGAGCGTGACGGTGCCGTCGAGGTTGTCGGTCGACGTGATCCCCGTCCCTGACAGGATCTCGCCGTACCTGGTGCCGTCGATCTTCGTCGGGTACGCCCACACGCTCGAGCCGGCGCCGTCGGACACGATCACCTGCCCCTCGAGCCCCTCCGACGGTGTGCACGGCAGCCCGGACGTGTACAGGGCCGCGACGTCGGCGGCAGTGAGCGGGTCGTCCCAGACCGCGAGCTCGTCGATGTCACCGTAGAAGTCCTTCGTGGCCGGCACGTTCGACGACCCGGCCGCGATGTAGAACCCGGTGTTGAACGTCGGCATCGACCCCATCGTCGTCGCGTCGGTGTCGACGAGGGCGCCGTTCACGTACAGGCTGTGGCCGGCCGTGGTGTCGTAGGTGCAGACGACGAACGTCCACTCGTCCGCGGTCAGCGCCGGAGACGTGACGGACGCCTGGGAGGAGCCGCCGACGTTCCTGCGTAGCCATGTGAGGTCGAGCGACGGCCACGCGACGTAGAGGATGTAGCCGACCGCGCTCGAGCCGCTGAACGCCCACTGGTGCATCACCGGTGCGCTGAACGTCGCGGCGTTCGTCCGGGGCCGAATCCAGACGGCGATCGAGTGTTTCCCGGTGAGGTTGAACCTCGGCGAGCCGGGGTCGGGGACGTGCAAATAGTCGCCGGTCGAGGTGCTGCCGTTGAACCGGACAGCCCCGTCGTCCATGTCCGCCAACGCGCCGGTGACGTCAGTGGTGTAGTCGACGCCTCCGGACACGAACACGGCGTCGGCGGCCCCGGACGGGTGGCCGGACGTGTCCGCGAACGGCGACGCGGCCTCGCCGAGCCGCCACAGGCCGAGGAGCGTGTTCCCGGCCGTGGCGATCTCCGCGACGCGGTCCGGCCACGACACGCAGACGGTCGTCGGCGGCAGGACGCAGATGCCCGGGATCGGGTCGGTGCCGCCGCAGGCGTGGTCGCGGCCGTGCAGGATCGGCTTGCGGTCTTTCACGGCTCGACCGGGAACGGGTTGTCGGTGAAGTACGCCCTCGGCGACACGTCTAGTGTGACTGTGACGTCGTCGTAGTCGGGGTTCGCAGGCAGGGATGTCTCGTGGATCCCCTCGACGAAGTACGGCTCGGCGTTGAAGCCGCCGCCGCCCGGTGAGGCGACCGTGATCTCGATCGTGTCGCCGATATCGATTTTCGAGAGGAGCCGCCAGTTCTCCGACGCGCCAGCCTGCCCTGGCCGCATCGAACGGAACCCGACGGACGTCACCCGGTTACGCGCGGCCGCGTAGTTGGCGGTGTAGTAGTTCGCGAACCGCTTCGTCTCGGTGAGGTCGTCGGTGGAGTCGAGGAGGCCTTCCTTCGTGAGGAGGTTCTGGGCGGACCATGAGCGGATTCCGCGGAGCCCGATCGACGTTGGATCCTGGGAGAGCTGGCCGGCGACATCCGCGTCGGCGATCCCGACCGGTGTCGCCAAGGCGGAGTTGATGATCTTCGACAGCCCCCGGTTGAAGCTGAACACCCTGATGTGGGCGAACTGGGCCGGGTTCCCCGCGACGGCGGCGCCGTCGCCGGCCTGCCATTCGTGGAAGTCCCACTGGCCCACGTCGGCACCCGAGGCGACGCCGACCGGGTCGAACTTGCTCAGCCTGCCGTGCACGGCGAGCCTCCCGAAACGGTCAGGGAACACGTTGCTGACGCCAGGGAACTCGCTGTCCGCGGCCTCTTGGATCGGGGTCATCGCAGCCTCGCCGGGGCTGTATGGCCACTGGTGGACGACCACGTTGAGCGAGAACACCACGTAGAAGTCGACCGGGATGCCGCAGCTCGTGAGTACGCCGATGATGCGGTCGTCGGCGTGCTCCTCGACGAAGAACACTTGGCCCGCCGACTGCGGCACGAGCGCAGCGACGGGGTCGACGCCGAACTGCCCGGGCTGCATCTCGACCGCGCCGAGGATCTCGAAGATGTCGACCAGGGTGAGCGTCAGCCGGTTCACTCGCTGGGACGGGTCGAAGCTGTAGTCCATCTCCTCGACGAAGCCACGGAACCGCCAGTCCCACTCCTCGGTCACGGGGTTCCACCGGCACAAGGCGGCCTGCAGCAAGGGCTCGATCAGCCCGTAGTAGGGACCGGTCGTGTTCGTCGGGTCGAGGATCCCGTCCCGGTCGGCGATCTGAACGGTCGCGCGGCCGCCGTCGGTGCGATCAAGCTCATACTGCCGGCCCCGGTCGATCGAATAGCTCGTGACGAGCGACGGATAGTCCTGGTCGAGGAACGTCCACTCCGGGTCCCACGTCAGGGTTGGCTCGTCGGCGTTCAGGGCGAGCGCGAACCGGCCTTCCGGCGGGTCGAGCGGCGCGGTCACCGTGCCCCACGCCGAACGACCGGACGTTTCGACGCGCGCTTCACGAGCTCGTTCTCGAACGCCGCTACATCCTGGACGCCATGGACGTTGACGGTGTGGATCGTGACGCCGCCTGCGAGCGAGAATGCCCTGGACCCCGTCGCGACAGTGCCGCCCGGGCCGACCTGTGTCAGCCGTGCCCTCAGCGCCCTTGTCTGCGCGGGATCGAGACCCAGGCCGCCGAGCAGCCTGGCGGTGCTCGTCCTCGCGAACCTGGCCTGGTCGCCCGCCTGACCTTTGCCGGCGAGCGCGTCTAAGAACTCGCCCACCTTCGTCTTCGTGTCGCGGGTCAACTTCCCGAACTCGGTGTTGATGACCGTACGAAGCTGGGAGAGCCTCGACCGCATCGCCTTCGAGTCGACGGGGGTGCCGGCAATCGCGGCCTGGGCTTTCTGCAGCGACGCGAGCAGGTTGCCGCGGGACGGCGCCCGCTCCTCGCCGGTCGCGGTCAGGCCGAGGAGGCCGAACACCTTCGCCTGCTCCGCCGACCGCCGCGCCGCCGCCCGCTGCCTCGACCTGGTCGCGATCAGCTTGCCGAAGCTGGCCGTGTACTTCTGCCCGGCGGCGATCTCCTTCGCCAGCGCGTCGAGGCGGGTCTTGTTCGCCTTCCTGATGGCCTCCGCGAGCTTCTTGGCGGCCTCGGCGCGTTTCTTCGCTGCTTCGGCAGCCTTCGCGGCGGCGGCGGCGTCCTTGTCCGCGATCGCGGCCTGGTCGCCGAGGATGTCACGAGCGATCTGCGCCAACTGATCCTCGAGCGTCAACTTGCGGGTGATGTCCTTCGTGGCGTCGTGGCGCTTCTGAATCAGCCCGGCGATCTCCTTGAGCCGGGCGATCTGGCCGCGCAGACTGGTGATGTCCTGGACCCGGTCGAGCATCCGGGAGATCCGGCTGTCGAAGAACGCGTTCCGCTGAGCCTGGGTTATGTTCGGGCCCTGGAGGATGGCTCCGGGGCCGGCGTCTTTGAACGGGTCAGGGCCTGCCTTCCTCGGAAACGTGACGGTCTGCCTCGGCAGCAGAGGGCTGCGGGTGGCGCCGAACGGCCCTGCCCCGATGTCATGGACGAACGCGCCGACGGCGACACGAGCATCGTTCGCGTTCTTCGGCATCGCGCCGAGCTCTCTGTTCAGCCGGTTCATCAGGTCGGCGGTGTGCTGAAGCTGCTCGATCAGCGTTCCGCCCACGAGCAGCTTCAGGTTATCCAGCGCCCCGGTGCCGCCGCCCTGGCCGGCCTTCCCCTTGCCAGTGACGTCTCTGAGCTTCTCGTAGGCGCCCGTGACCTTGTCGATCGCTGTTGCGAGTTTGCCGAACGAGCCGGTGAGGATCACGACCGCAGTGCGGAAGTCGTCGGTGACCCGCTTCTGGTTTTTCGTGTCGTTCAGCCAGTCGGCGCCCTTGGTCAGGTACTTCGTGATCGTTGGAAGCAGTTCCGCGCCGATCGCCTTCTGGAGGTCCTCGACGGCGACACGGAACCTGTCCTGCGCCCCGGCGGCGGTGCGGCCGTAGGCGGCCGCGGCGCCGGCGTACTGGCGCTGCACCTGCGCCAGCGCCTGCTGCCCGGTCGCGTTCTTGTCGACCTGGATCCCGAGACGGCGCAGCGACCCGATCTGGCCGGCGTTGACACGAACGAGAAGCTGGGCGGCCTGGACGAGCCCCATGTTGCGGCCGCGGGCGACGTCGGCGGCGAGCGCGTTTAGTTGCAGCGCCTTCGACACCGACCCTGTGCCGCGGACCAGCAGCTGCAGGCTCTTGTACAGCTCGTCGTCGTCGAACGCGGACAGGGCCTTCGTCTGGTCTGTGGCGCGCTGAACCTCGGCGCCGTACTGCCGCCACGAGAATCCGCCGGCCTGAAGCGAGTTGCGGAGGTTCGCGAGGATCTTGGTCTGCTCGGTCGCCTGCTCGACGGATGAACGGATCACGGCGATGAAGCCAGCGCCGCCGAGGAACGACGCGGACGCGAACCCGACCGCGCGGCCCAACCCGTGGAAGCCGACGCTGGCGACGACGGCGCCGCGGCCGGCCTTCTCGATGCTCTGCCCGAACCGCTTCGTGCCGCGTTCCGCCGACCGGTACGACTTCTCGAGGTGGGACGTGTCCCCGATGATCTCGACGACGAGTTTGCGCGCCATCTCAGCTCTGCGCTTTAACCCAGTCGTAGCAGGCTTCCAGCTGGGCCGGTGTCATCGCGCCGAGATCCCCGGGTCGGAGGTGGCACCAATGGCCGAGCCACGGCTGCCAGAACCGTTCGCCGGGCTGGGCCCCTGGTCCGGCGCCCCAGCGGTCCCGGAAGCCTCGCCAGAACCTTTGCTGGGCGAGCTCTGCCCTGGCGCGTCGGGAGGAGGGAGCATTTCGGTCTCCTCGCTGATGTCGGCGAAAATCTGCTCGAGCTCGGCGACCTTGATTTTCCCGACGGTCTGTCGGATCGTCCTCGCACTCTCGCCCTGTTCGACGCGGGCGATCGCGATGTGGATCAGGGCGGCGGTGACGCCGGGATGGAACCCTTCAAGGTCGGGCAGCTGGTCGAGCGACAGGTGGGCGTAGTCCCAGACGACGATCGCCTCGTCGAGGGTGAGGTCGTCCAACGTGACGAGCTCGTACTTGCGACCGTTGACGGTGATCTCAGCCATCAGTCAGTGGTTGAAGTCGTTAGCGACGGTGTCGAGCATGTTCTCGAATCGGACCTCGATCTCGGAGGCGTGCTGGTCGAGTGCGGGCTGCATCGCGCGGTCCATGAGGAGCGTCCCGAAGTTCGGGCGGCTCGACGGTTGGCGGCGGCGGGTGCCGCGTTCCCTGGGTGCGACGTAGACGAGGCTGCGCGTGATCCCGACGCGCATCTTCGACCAGCGGGGGCCGATGCGGCGGATGCTCGATGCGGCGAGCTCTTCGGCGCCGAGGCGTACGGGCTCGGCGACCTGGCGGAGCTCCCCACGCACGCCGAGGCGGGTTTCGCGGTCTGCTTTCGCGAGCGCAGCCTGGAGCTCGCGGAGACCGCGGACGGTGACAGCGGCAGCCATGTTCAGCCTAGGGGGCTACGGTGCCCCAGGTGAACCGGCTGTTCGGCGCCGGCTTGAACGTCGCCGTCGTCTCCGCCCTCGCATTCAACGCCCCCGACAGGCCGTTGTACGAGTACAGCGTCGCGGAGCCGCCGAAGATCGGGTTCGTCGCCGACGTTCCGGCGTCGCTGTCGGGCTGCACGTAGATCGGGAACGTCGTCCCGGACGCGTACAGCGGGTACAGGGTCGCGTGGACGGAACTGGCGGCGAAGTCGTTCTCGAACTGCACCTCGATCGTCTCGTCGGCCAAACCGGGCAGGAACTCGCGAGTCCCGTTCGGGTTGAACCCGGAAACGTCGACCTGTTCCTTCTCGGACGGCGTGTCGACGTTGAAGGCGTGGTCTCCCAGCGAAACGCCGTTCACCACGACCTTCACGTCGGTCAGCAGGAACTTGCTCATGATGCGACTCCTTTTGTGACCAGGGCGCGTACCCGCCTCTGGTATCGCTGATGGTTGGCCCTTGCAGCAGCAGTAACCGTGGAGTTGGTGCCGGCGGTCGCGCCGACACGGTGGAGCAGACCGACGCGGGCCTCACGCAACGTGAAGCCGCGGGCGCGGGCCTCGAGGCAGAGGAGGTTGTCGGAGTAGTACGCGGGC